AACATTTGTATCAGCATTAAATTGTTTTGTTGCAAGAACTGAAGATACAACAACTTTTGCACCAACTAAAGTGGCAAAGGTTCTAAATCCTCCACCCCATGGCGAATCTTCTTTGACTACATCTTTACCAGCTTTTTGTCTTGCATCTGGCGGTGTATATGGTGTAAATTCTGTTTGTTTAAATGCGTTAAACTTTTCTGATGTCAATTCATCTTTAACAAAAGCTTGTTTGAACAAAGTTCCAAATATTACTGGTTGTTGTCCATCTGCACCATCAAAGAAAAATCCCACAACAACTTCTCCACCATGATAATTCATGGTTTTTCCACGACCAGCAGTGGTCGAAACACCAGGCGGTAAAAGAACATGTGCTAGTGGTAGATCTTCATCTGGTAACTCAGCATCATTACCATGATATCCAACAATACGAACACGACATCGATGTGAATAAACATCTTTACCATCTTTACCTTGTTGTTTTTCCTGTGAAGTATCCCACTTTCCTTTCTTTGGATCGGTCACTTGACCAATCCACCATTGCATAGGGTCTCTTCCTATAAAATTAGTAGCTGATGGTTGATACATCTAGTTAATCGTCATATACT